CAGCTACAAGTTTTACTGGGATAACTAGAAATGTTAGGGGAACTGCAAATGCTTCACACAGTAATGGAGCTACTGTTACAGATTTTAGTAGTTACGCAGCCTGGGGCCAAGCATCAAAATCTACAGATAAAGTTGCAGAACCTGGAATGTGGTCTATAGATAATTTAGGAAGTACGGCAGTTGCATTAATATTTAATGGTGAATGTTTTCAATGGAATTCAGATTTATCTAATGCGGTAAGTACAAGAGCAACAATTATATCTGGTGCACCTACAGCATCTAGGGATATGTTAGTATCTACACCCGATCGTCACTTAGTTTTTTTTGGAACTGAAACAACGATTGGTGATAAAACAACACAAGATGAAATGTTTATAAGATTCTCGTCTCAAGAAGATATAAATACATATGCACCTACAGCAACCAATACTGCTGGTACACAAAGACTGGCTGCCGGATCACGGATCATTGGAGCTAAACTTGGTAGAAATGCAATTTATGTTTGGAGTGATACATCTTTATTTACCATGAGATTTGTTGGAACTCCTTTTACATTTGCTTACGAACAAGTTGGAACTAACTGTGGATTAATTGGTAAAAACGCAGCTGTTGAAGTTGATGGTGCTGCATACTGGATGTCTGATAATGGTTTTTTTAGATACACAGGTAAACTAGAATCTATGGACTGTTTAGTTGAAGACTATGTTTATAACGATCTTAATACAACATCTAATCAAATGGTTTATTGTGGTATTAATAACTTGTTTGGAGAGGTCACATGGTTTTACCCAACTTCCGATTCAAATGTTAATACAAGATCAGTTACATATAGTTATCTAGATTCAACAGCAAAACGTCCAATATGGTTTACTAATGCAAGTTCTTTATACACTAGAACAGCGTGGCAAGATTCTGCTGTATTTGGATTACCTCATGCAACACAATACGATGCAGGCACACATACATCTTTTGATGTGGAAGGAAACACAGAAGGAATTACATATTATTATGAACATGAAACAGGAGTTAATCAGATAAGAGGAGGAGTAACAACAGCTATTCCTTCTAACATTACATCTGGTGATTATGATATTACACAAAAAATTGTAAGAGGAGCCGCAACTAATATGGCTGATCTTAGAGGTGATGGTGAAAGTATTATGAGAGTTAGTAGAATCATACCTGATTTTATTACTCAATCAGGAAATGCTATTATACAATTAGATCTTAGAAATTACCCTAATGAAACAGCAAACAGTTCATCACTTGGACCATTTACTGTAGCACCTACGACAACAAAAGTAGATACAAGAGCTAGAGCTAGATCAATAGCTCTTACTATATCTAATACAGCAGTAGATAGTAGTTGGAAATTAGGTACATTTAGATTAGATATTCAAGCTGGAGGAAGAAGATAATGGCAAAGATAGTACAATCATTAACTAGAGCAAGTTCCGAGTATGAGGAAGATGTGGCACAGTCTTTAGTTAGAGATTTAGATGCAGTGTTAGAAAAACTTAACACTACATTTCAAGAAGAATTAAAACAGGAGATAGAAGCTAAAAGTTTCTTTTTAGAATAATGGCAGTAGTAAACCAATATAAATTTGCAGGATTAAATGCCAATACAGACAACACAGAAAAAAATCCTTTTGGATCTGGTAATCCAAAAGTTAATGAAACCTTTCTTATTAAATCTATTATAGTTAAATCTGCAGGAACACCTACACCTACAGTTACAAATAATGGCGTAGTTGTTATACACTCAGCAGCTCTAACAGCTAACGAAAGTAAAGAATTATTAACTCAACCGTTAATAGTCGAGGGTGGTACAACCCTCACAATTAAAGCAGGTAGCTCAGACGCTTTTACATTTGGTGTTAGCTATCTAAACATTTTAAAAGAGGTAACAACATAATGACTGAAATAAAAATGCTAACACCCGAAAAGATAATAACAACAATAAAGAACAAAAAAACAGGTGAAGTTTATGAAACTGAAGAGGCTTTAAAAGCTGCTAATATACCTGAAGAAGAGGTGCAAAGAGACGTAACAGTTATAATGCCGCCTCTTGATTTGTTCGCAAAAACAAAGTAAAAGGAATATTATGGACGAAAAAATTTCAATGACAGAATCAATCGAAGCTGGAGCACCAGACATTAAATATAACCGAGGTGATATTAGAATGGGTGGTCGTGAACCAAGAGATCAAGGTAAAGAAATTGCTATTCAAATTTGGGACCAAATGGAACCAGAACAAAAAATGCAGTTTCAAAATTTTGAAGCTTTTTATATGAGTGGTATCTGGAAACAAATTTATGAACAGTTGCAACAAGATCAATCAGGAATTAGATCTCAAGCTCCAGAAATGAGTATGAGTGAAAACGTTAACATGGCAGAGCAGATGCCTGGTGGCGGAATAGCTGATGTTGATGTCAAAGAAAAAGTTGCAATGGCAGCCAACGGCGGTTTGATGGGTCTCTATAACAGAGGGATGTAATCATGGCTGGTATAAAAGATACCAAAACAATTAAAGGCCAACCACATTTGTTGGCATACATAACACCAAACGAAGTTAAAAAATTAAAAGCTTTAGGTGGTCAAGAAACTATGACACCTGAAGGTATACCTGCGTATCCTGAATCTGATTACTATGGTGTTAGTCAAGATGATTTTGCAAAAGGAGATTTTTCTAAATCAACAGACAAAACTGTAAGAGACTTAGCAACTGGAAAAACTGGAGTATCAGCTGCTGAGTTAGCTAGACGAAATATGAAAGAAAAAATTGAAAAAGGTTTTTTAGGTCAAACTAAAGTTAATCCTGGTTTTTTTGAAATAGGTGGAAAAAAAGATAGAATAAATAAAACAAGAAGACAAAAATTTATTAATTATTTAATAAATGAAAAAAAGAAAAATATGCAAAAAGGTTTTATGGACCCAAGCATTCCTGGTGTAGATGTAATGACTATGGAAGAAATGATTGGTCTTGCTCCAAGTGTTAAAGATTTAGTTAATAAAGGATTTTATAGTAAAGATGGTCCATATGCTAAAGGAGAAAAAATTCCTAGTTATAATATAAATCCAGACCTGCCTGGTATACTTGGTTTTGCAGCAAACACATTTAGTGGTCCAGTTACTTCTGATAAATTACAAGAATATTATAATCAAATAAACACACTTGAAAATTTAGATCCTAAGGATCCTAAAAATAGTATACAAAATTTAATGGAAACATATCAACCTAATAGATTTAATCTAGGTAATAATGATAATGAATCTTCTGATCGTTATCAGTTATATCCTTTTCCACCAGAAGAAAACATAACAACTAATACTGAAACACCAGAAAAAACATTTGACTACAGATTTGGTAATAATCAAAACGTTGGAGCCGATGTTACCCTTGGTTTTTATAATCAAGGTGGCAGAGTTCCTAAAGCTTTCGGTGGTATTATGGATAGTACTACAGGAAGAAAAGCATATGGTCTAGGTAGTATATTTAAAAGTATAGGTAAGGCTGCTAAAAAAGTTTTAAGTAGTGACATTGGTAAAGCTGCTATAGCTGGCGCTGCATTTTATTATGGTGGCGGTGGTGGAAATCCATTTACTGCAGCAGGTAGAGCTAAATTTAGTGCACCTTCTTTTTTTAGTAAATCAAACCCTCTTTTGTTTTCTGCTAACAAAGCAGGTGAACAAGTATTTAACCCTATGAAATTTGCTGGTCTAACTACATTAATAGGTGCTGGTATGGGTCCTGCTAAACAAGATACTTTACCTGATAGTGGAACTAGAGGTGGTAAATTAATTGATCCTATAACAGGAAACGAAGCAACTCCAGCTGAAATGAGAGCATCATTAAACGATGCTTTAGAAGAAGCTCAAGGTGATGAACAAAAAATTGCAGCTATTCAAAGTGCTTATCCTTTCTTAGGAGTTGATGAAAGATTAGGAACTTACTTACCTTATAGAACTTATGGAGTTAAAGATGGCGGAAGAATTGGATTTGCATTTGGTGGTCAACCAATACCAGAAGATCCAACTAAGCCTATAAATCCTTTTGCACCTAAGCCCACAGGACCAGTGTTGCCTGACAAAATGATGGCTGAGTTTGACATAGGAGATTACATGGAACAGTTTGAAATTGTGTTTCCTGAAATGAGAGAGAAAAGAGGAACAAGAGAGTATATGGATATGTTAAAAGAATATTTTGAAGGTTTAGCATCTAAACCAAAAGACAGAGTCATGGCTCAAGAAGGTGGGCTTATGAATCTTGGAGGCATGGAAAAAGATTATAGAAATGAAGGTGGTTTTGTACCGATAGGTAAAGAAGAAAAAGCTGATGATGTACCAGCAAGACTAAGTGTAAATGAGTTTGTATTTACAGCCGACGCTGTTAGAAATGCTGGCGGTGGAGACGTAGATAAAGGTGCAGAAATTATGGAAAACATGATGAAAAATTTAGAAAATGGTGGTAGAATATCAGAGGAATCACAAGGAAACACTGGCGCTCAAGAGATGTTTAGTGTATCAGAGAGAATAGGAGAAGTAATTTAATGGCAATAACAGAAACACG